GTCCTTTCCTATGTCAGGTTCAGCAAGAAGAGCTTACGTCCTGAGTCGAGCAAACATTCCTTTAGCGTGTGATGTAGGATAGCTCCCTGGCCGCTTTCGCGCCCAGATCTGCCTAACTTCACGAAGAAACTGTTTTCCGGTTAGATTGGGATCAGCGATCCTAGTCAATCAACTACTATACTAGTAGGACGTGACCAAGTCCGAAGACTCGCCACCACGGCATCATAAGCCTACCATCCGACGGCCACACTGACGACAGTTCAGTCCTAGCCTAAGCTCGTGAACCAGCGCACGCTCCCGCTACGACGGCGAGAATTAAGTGCACCTCCAGCGCCAGCTTGGCGAACCCGTTTAGGGTGTCACGCCAGAGAGCCAACTACCTGTCACCAGGTATTAACGCTGCTGTTCCACACGGTTTAACGGTGATTACACCGTCAAATGGTAGGTAAGTACCCGTAGCCAGATTCATCCGAAGAGAGTCTGACCACGCCCTATCCTCGAGCAGTAACATGACATCCTCGGACGCATGTACCCTCACCCCCGGTCGCCAACCACCACAAACATGGCAACGCTCACTCTTTCTTTTCGGAAACCCCTTTGGGGGGCGACCTCTGTTCCGGGCCTACGTCAACTACGTACGGCGGTGGTGCGCAATGATCCCTCGTCACGAGCAACGAGTCGAAAATCAAACGCACCTTCACGGTCTTCCTCGGCGGCTGGAGAAACGCGCGTAGAACCGAAGACCAAGACGGGGGCGTAAGCCGCCATCGAAGCCCAGGACAACGATCGTACTCGACAGTCGAGAACCGAGGAACAGGTTCAGCCCTCACTGAACTGAGACGAACACAGTCAAGGATTCGAGCACGCTCGAACCACTGACTGTAACGGAACGAGAACTTCCAAGAAGCAGTCTCGCGATCGTTCAGTTCAATGAGGGAACTCTCCACCTCGTCCTCAGGACACACAGTGCACAACGCGGCCGGAACAGCGTTGTGGCCAACGGTCACATGGGGCAAGGCAAGGGCCTCTCCAACAGACGCCAACTTGAACATCCTGGCAAGACGGTAGGCGAGCTTCCCGCGAAAGCCGAGCTCCACAAGGGTCAAACGAGTTGACCTAAGGAGCGAGACATAACGCTTGAAGAACACTACCCCGGCTCTAAACCTATTGGAAGGTGAAGAGCCGGTAAGCCAAGAAGAAAAGTTGGTCGCCATCGAATGCGGAAGTTCCTGAGGCTTCAATCTACCCCACCTCAACGTCTGGGCGACCCGAAGGTCGTCACCAACGTAACGGAGGAGTGTAGAATTGAGAGTGCCCACTTCCGCATCCACGGACGTCTTAGTCCGCTCCACTTCCAAACCAAGATCACCGACTGTCGACATCCAAGTCTCAGAAGCCCGAGGGCCAGACTGAAACAAAATGTCGTCGCCGTTGATTAAGCAAGGAAGACTCCTACCCTTATCAGGCAACCATCGAAAAGCCCAAAGAAAGGCAAAACGATTCTGCAAGCAAAGAAGGGGAAAGGAGAGAAAGGAGCCCATCATTTGTCCTCTCTTAGGACGTACACCGTCAACACCCTCCCCGTAAATGAGCGGCCGAAGCGCGCGCATTGCGAAGGAACGAAGGTGTTCGGGTACCTCAGAAGCCAAGAGGATCTCAGACAGGATCACTTCAGCGACCTCAATGGACAAGCCATCGGTAGCAGACTTGTAGTCGCCAGAAGTGAGGACCTCGCCATCCGTGCGTCGAAACCCAGCGCGAGACAAAGAGTTGTCACTAACATCTCCCACGGACAACCACTTGAAAGCCCTGAGGCGATCATAAATGGAGTCGTGGAGAGGTTTAAGTAACAGGGACTCTGAAGTGAACTTAGTGAGCGGACGAGGTTTTCCAGCGGACTGGACAACCATGAGCTCACAAGCTAAGTCACTGTCAAGCGGTTCGTAGGGAGGCTGGGAGTGCAAACAAGTTGAAAGGAAGCGTTCGTGAGAAAACTTCCAGTCGTTGCACATCCCGCCATGAGACCTAGGGGAATCGACAGTCGAGGAGAGACTGGGGGAGCATCCGAGAACGTTCTTCTCCCAGTACTTCTTGGACCACCCGCGCTGGAAGAGACGACGAGTCTCTGCGCGGACGTGGTGAAGATAGCCGCTGGGAAGCCGAACGCGACCGGAACGAAACCCGGAGACGACTCCTTCCAAAAGAGGACGCTCCATGCATTTGCAAGACGCCGGTAAGGCCTTCTTAATACTTTGCCATGCAAGGACCTCTTCAACCGTCCGGGAAGGACAGTCAGAAAGGAGCCTCTTGACGGCCTGCCCAAGTTGGGTGCAGGACTGACCGTCAAGATCAACCGTGGGCGTCGGATGTCCAAAGACATACGCCCATTCACGAGTGGCCTGACGCACGTAGGAAAGCGTGCGGGTCCGGAAAGCGCGACAGGGTCGCGGGGTGCCGTCGTTCGAGCGTCGAACCATCGTTAGCAGAAGCTGATGGTAGATACGAACACGGTAAGTCTCGA